ACCGAACCAACCCCATTGTAAACCACCGAATTGTAAATATACAGTGTCGTTAACCCTTCGTGCTTTTACATAAGAATTTCCAAGTTTTGAAGACGCATTTAGGGTTTTCCAACCGGTATCACCGTCTAACACGGCCCAGCCTTGGTTTCCTGAAGCAGTACGTTTAATCCATTTCAAAGCACCGTTTGTTTTACGAGTATCGACATATGTCTGTCCAAGAGTACCATCGACCTTACCGTTCGGTATTCCCTCACCTACAAGTTCACTAGATGAGGTTGATGTAGACGATCCATTTTGACCCGAAGCTGGTAAGATAATACTCCCACCGCCATCCGATAGGGTTACAATGTTCCCGTTGATGCTGATTCTCTGAGGGGTTTTAGGTATAGATGCAAGTCTTTGCTTGAGTTCTGCATCATTATATGGTTGAGGTAGTTCTGACTTCTTAGCATAACCCTCTAGGCTTTGATGTTCGGTAAGATACCCTTTGCCAGCTAAAACATCATTCGTTACAAAATTCGAGGTATCAATAGCCGGCTTGTTTTCTAACTGCTTAACCCGTTCTTTCAATTCCGTATCGTTGTACGGTTGAGGGATTTCTTGCTTCGTCGCATAGTCAGATAATGATTGATGCTGTGTGAGATAACCTTTACTTTCAAGCTCTTGTTTAGTAACCAACCCACTGGTATCTACATTTGGCTTATTTTCCAAGTTTTCTAAGCGTTGTTTGATTTCTGTATCGTTATATACAGTATCATTATCTTGTCTGCTCTCTAGAGTAGATATACGCTGTTTTAAGGCGCTATCGTCATACACGATATCTTTATCCGTCTTTGTCTTTAACGCTTCAATATCGGCTGAAATATGGCTGAATTCGCTACGTTCTACTTTGTTTGCTAGTTCTTCTTTTGTAGCAAACTGACTCGTATCAATTTCAGGTTTATTTTCTAAAGTTGCTAAACGTTTAACGATTTCTGAATCATCGTAAGCATTACTACCAACATGAACAGTCTTGAGAATTTCTTCTAATTCTGCTCTTGTGACAATGCTATCGATGTCTACGATGCGACCTGTTTTCTGTTCGATGATTGGCGCAGTCTTAGATTTATCAAGCTCACTAACTCGAACATTGAACCTAAAGCTGTACACGTCAGCAGATTTTTCCACTTCTTCAAAGTAGATGTATCCTACCACAGGCTCGTCCATTGTGATCAACGATACATCAAATTTAACAGTAAAGGTATTGTCTTCGATTGTCGCATCAACTGTTGAATATCGTTTAGATTTCTTGAAATAGAATAAACAAATTACCTTGTTAGCGGATAGATTGTCAAGAGTGAATTTGAATTCAGCGATGTTCTTATCCATACTGAAGAATTCTTGATAAAGCCTATCAACATCTCTATTATTTGATGTGATTTCAAGCTTTTTTTCGATGGTTTTCTTCAAATCTTGCTCCTTTCTTTAATATTAAAAAGAGAACCTTTTCAGGTTCTCTTGATTTATTTTTCAGACCAAGCGTCATTCATCTGCTTGACTGCTGACTCAACGAATGTATCGAGATCACTATCAGTCATGCTGATATTGTACTTTCTAAGTTCTGCTCGGATTTTTGCTCGTGCTTGTTCCAACTTTTCCTCTCCCTTGTAGCCAGTTTCTGTGGACACTTGCTCAACTGCATTAACTGCATTCTTAGCCAAGATTTCAACAATCTTGATTGTTTTCTCTCCACCCTTTTGGATCAGATATTCTTTAACAGCTTTAACTGAGATACCTACAAGGATAACTAGAATGCTGATAGCTCCATTAATTAAAATTTCATTGATCTGTTGCATCGTCTTCTTTCTCCTTTACTTCGACTTCAATTTTGTCTTTTTGGTCAATATTGACCAATAACTGACCTATCTTACGAGCATTATCTTTCTTGATTTGATTGATATACGGTTTCAGGAACTCTGGAAATGCTAGTCCTATCATCTCCCAATTTTCAATCACTGAAAACAGATAATTGAAAGAGAAAAACATAGTCCACGCTATACCAAAACTACGAAAACCCAATGAACGTGCATACATAGCTACAAGCAAGATGACGACAAATACAATGAAGTGTCTGATTAAGCCCATTGTGCCTACCTTGCTATCAAAACGCTTAGTCTTAAAGGCCTTGATGTAGCCTGTTGCAATATCTAATACCATCAACCAAAAAAAGAAGTGGATATACGGACTATATGATAGATTTTTTAAATGTTCTGCTAGTTCGTGAAATGCTAAATCTTGCATAAACACCTCCTCGTTATTGAACAGGTTGTGTTTCTAATTCAGATTTAGGTGCTTGCCATTTCCAAACTGCAAGGATTCCATTTTGAGATGGTGAACCTTCAAGTTGTTTAAGTGATTCGCCTTGGTAGATGAATTGTTGGTTAGTTTGAATAAGGGTTCGTTTGCCTTCCCCGTTCAATTCAACATGCCCTGGGTCTTCGATTGCAAACATAGAACCAGGGGCATAGCTCTCACCAGTTTTTACAAGTGGGAATAGTTCTACAAGTTCCTTATAGGTTGTACCATAAGCAATTTTCTCACCCATAATTGAATCTTGAGCCATAACACGAACTACCTTATTGATTTTCTCAGTGATTTCAAGTAGTTGGTTCTGTTTGGTTTCAGTCTGAGTGAGCTTCTGTTCAGCTTGCTCGATTTTAGATTGGGCTTGAACGATTGCAGAACCTGGGTCTAGCTCAGCTTTAAGGATGTCAAGAACCGCTTGGATAAGTGTTTCTTCATTATCTTGAGTGCGGTCACCCACAAGTTCACGTTGATTTGTACTGTATCGGTTGCCATCTTGTAATCGAATTTCTACAACGGTTGTAGTTTTGTCCCCAAAACCACGAATGTAAGGTTTAGTTGCGAGTGTATAGTTATTTACTTCCATTAATATTTCCTTTCACTTGTTCGAATTTAGATTTAAGTTCTTCATCTGATTCGATGATTTTCTTGATTTGTTCGAGCTCCATAGCATTTGTTGTGTATAGAGCTTCGAACGTTGATGCTTTAGTAGCTTCTTGACTTAGCTTATCGGATAATGAGTTGATAACTAAGCTACTAATCTGTTTTTCTTGTTCATTCATGTTGTTTCAAACCTTTCAACTTTTTGATTTAATTCTTGAATCGCCTTGATGATATAAGGCACGAATGCGGTATAGTCGATGTGCAAGAAATCATCTTCATTCTCTGGATTTCTTGAAATCGCTTGTGGAATGACTTGCTCTACTTCTTGAGCGATAAGTCCGACTTCCTCATGTTTCTTGTCTTTGATGAAGTCAAACTTAACCATATCAAGTTTGTTGATAGTATCAAGCGCATTGATTGTTGCTGATGTGATGTTTTCTTTCAAGCGTCTATCAGATGCCTTGTCGCTCCAATATTTGACGCTTCCACTTCCGACCTGGTTCCACCAAACGACTGCATTTTTTCCGCCTTTGGGATTCCCACCATCACCATATATTTCCTTATTAGTCATGTGAAGGTCTGCGTAAAAAGTGTTTCGCCCGTAAAAATTGACAGAACTACTAGCTGAGAAGTCGATTTTTTTATAAAAGTTTGCTGCACCTCTACAATTCATCTCGCCAGAGTTCGTAACATACCATGCGTTGTCTCCTGGTTTACCCCAGTCGTTCCCCCAGTTTACCCAAAGACACGTTTGGTTCACTTTCCAACCACCGTCTGACATCCCGACTCTAAAGCTGTTAGATCCAGTTAACCAGAAGGTCGTTTGGTCCTTATCGTGAGTACCGATTTGGAATCCTCCGATTTTACCTTTGTAACCTTCTAGCAAGGTTGCTGAGACTACTACTGACCTTAATTTGTTGATGAATGCAGTTTTAGCAGCCAAAGTGTCCGTGAATACATCACTAGCTACAAGCTTCTTTGCTAGAGCAGTATCGAATATCAACTTGTCTGCTGCAATTGAATTTGAACGAATGATGTCAGTGTTCAAAGTCCCTATTCTAGCATCTCCAACAAACAAACGCTTGAAATAACCATCAATAGCCGTGATTTCATCTAGAAGCGTTCTACCCTTGAGTCGGATTTTAGCAGCTTCAATCAGAATGTTATTGCTATTCAGATTGATTTGGGAAGCGATTGCTCCAGCATTAGTCAAGGTCTGTATTGCGTATGAATCAAAGAGTTGTGATACTCTCGTTTGAGTTACAATGTCTTGCGTTGAAGTATCATCTTTGAATTCTTGCGGAGGTGTTTCGCCACGGACTAAGGATACCTGCCCAATGGCTACTGTACCGTTCTTCATCAACCAAATTTCGAGAGGGAATTCTCTTGTTTTGGTTGTTGATTTTTGAACAGTCATTGTTCCTGTGATGTACTGAACACCTGTTTTCGTGAATGTAACACTATCGGATGCTAGTCCGCCATCTGAAGACCATAATTCAATCCCTAGAGGGGCATCTGGTAATGCATCTACCCATACTTGCATACGATAGCTGAGTTTCTCGCCTTGTCTAAACGTAGAGGTTGTAAGAGGTAATGCGAATCCGTGATAGACTGCTTGAGTCTTACCAGTATTTGTAATCCGTAGCAACTTAGTGCCAGCTTGAACCTCAATGACATTCGCTTCTGGTTGTTTTTTAGTCCACTTGCTGAAATTTGTTGGGTCAAATACAAGATTTGAATTATCTTCAACATACTTCTTGACTTCCGTTTGAAAGATTTGGTTAGTCATTACCATGCGAGAAATATTATCTGCGATGCCGTTCTGAGTACTTCCGAAAATACGCTCATAGAGTTGAGCGGTTTCTTTTACACGTTGAAATTCGGTTTGGTCTACTTTTTTAGAAATAAAAAATTGAAGTTCTCCTGATGTTACAAATTTTTGGTTTGTTTCTTCTTTGAATTGCTCAAAATTTTTATTTCTTAATTCTGTAATTTCCTTGATTTGTTCGACTAATTCAGCACTTGTACCAGCTTTTCTTAAGGCCTCTTCAGCCTTATTCTTTGCTTCTTCGAATCCTGCTGGATTAAACTCGTGAAATCGTCTGTCGATTTCATCGGACAAAGCACGCTTGTTTTCTTCTGCTTTTGCTTTAGCAGCATTGACTTCATCTTCAAACTGATTTTTGATTTTTTCAACTTTACGATCAAAAGCTAAATCAGCATTTTGGATTTCTTTAGCTAGTTTTGCTTCAAAGATTCCATCTAAGTGTTGAGTTTCGTTTTTGACTGCATCACTTACCGCATTACCGATTGCGTTTACTAGACCGGATTGGAATTGACCGAAGCCGATAGATTTCAATTTTTTTGCCATTGGTGAGTAAGTGTACTTAGTAATCTTCTTGC